CCCCGAAGCAGGGGTCGATTAATCACCCTTACTTCCCTTCGTCGCTCGCGATGGCACCGCAGCGTGCGATACCTCAACCGTGATTGGTACGTCCTACGGACGGTGGACGACACCACGCAGAGTGTCTCCCAGTACACGGACGCGCCTGGCAGCCAAACCAGGTCCGAGCCTTAAGCTCGTCGGCGCTTGGAAGGGTTTCGTGGATCAAGGGCCTCACGGCCCACGACCCTGCTTCCCACCTCGACTGCACCTATGCCGGGGGAGACCCGAAACTCCGGCGGGACCACAAAGTAGCCGCGCTGGATTTTAGAGAGGAAGGCCTGAAGACCCTTCTCAATGTTCCGAGCTCTGTCGGTCAACTCGGGGTACGGTACTAACGCATTCACTCGCGTGAGCGCGTTCTCGATGCCCTTGCTGACGTTACGGACAGTCAGCGCCCAGGTACGTGCCGGCTCAAAGCCACGGCACAAGTCAAAAGCAGACCGAAGCCTGCCATATAACTCACGCTCAAACTCTTCGAGCGTATACCGCCTCACCGGCGCTGACGACTCCCCGTGTTGAGGAACGTCCCATGCGCGAATCTCATCAGAGACCCAAGAGTCAAGGTCTTCGTGCCTTACGACACTCCGACCCGACCAAGGGCCCTGAAGGGAAGACAGGGTAACGACACTCTTTATGCCCTGTGACATACTCACACGTAAAGCCCTGACCCAATGGGGCCTAAGGGTCTTCAATGCGGATGAAACTTGAGCTGGAGTGCCGGGGAAGCCCGGCCCGCCAAATTCACGGGGGACGTAGGGGTTCAAGCCGTAGGCACGCAGCTGTTGGAAAGCAGTTGCGTATACCTTTGCCACCAAATACGGCACACCTGGGGCCGAAGCCAAACCAGGACCGCGAGCGAACATCGGAATCTCTTCCGACCCGCGAGTAAAGACCCGCGAAGTTCCCATCAGGGAGCCGACGCTGACGGTATCGTGCCACACGAGGCGGCCGTCTTGAACCGCGCAAAAGCGCTCGACCAAGCAACCGGCGAACCGTGACAGTGTGTCCTTCGACTCACTCACAGAACCGCCGGTCTCCCGGAGCAAAGCGTCATACCGCTGGCTTTCCATAAGGGAACCAACGGCACCGAGGTCGTCACCGACAACGCGGATCCGATCTGACGGGAACGCCTGTGCTGCCAACCAAAGGTTGAACAGACACAGGACAGGCCACGAAGGGCAAGCCCCCATCAAAGGGCAGCCATTGGTCAAATAGCTACCCCCTCGGCGCGGGGACACAACCATAGGGTTAGTGAACACGCGCAACGCCTGCTCCACAGAGGTGCCCTGCAGGCCCTGGCCCTCCGCAAGGCCAAGGGAGATAGCCTGAGCCAAAGGCCCAGGAATCAAATCAGTGGCACGTGTGAGGTCAGCCGACCTAACGTACTCGAGCCCACCAACAGGCCACTCAGGGCCGATGGGCTCTTTCGGATACGGGTCAGTTCGAGGGTCCATGGCCAGGAGACCAAGGACCCAGGAGTTTAGAGCAGTTCCGAGGAACGCAAGACAGGAAGGGAGGGGTGTCACCACCCGAACCTTAGAGCCGCGCTCCCGTACTATGCTCCGGCTAACCACGGGAACCTTTGCGCCACTTAGGAATGGCCGGCACGCCCAAAGACACGCCGCAATGGCAAACAGGAACTCACGCTGAAGTTCCCAAGTGCCAAGGGACCACGACAGGTCCTCAGCATACTGCTTCTCCCATAGAAACAGTAGCCTATCTGCCGAGACCGCCAAATCCCAAGTGCCATCAACACCAAGTGGCCAGCGACATAAGTCACAGACCTTAAAGGGCCCAACCCAAGGCCCTACCAAGGTGTTGATCTCAACACAATCTTCTCGGGTAAGCAGCGTCGACCGGAACTCATCAGTAACGGTCTTAACAACTGCTCTCCACCCACCTTTGGCCCTAGACGAATCGGAGCCCGCCGAGGCGCCGAAACTGACCTTCGCCGGAGACGAGGCCTTGCCATGGGACCAACGGGCAGCAAACCGAAACGCCGACTTACGCAGGCGCCTCGGCACCGGGAACTGACGCGTCAAGTCAGCCCGGTGCTGCTCCTCCGCGATATGCACAGCATCCTGCTGCGCATACGGACCAGCCCGGCCAAAGCGCGAAAGCTGGAATAGGATACGACCCTGCTCCGGGACAGTAAAGCCCCGAAGAGAGAGGACCCCGCGAAGGATGGACACAGATGACGGGCGCTCTTGTACGGAGAGCTGGCGAAGCTCCCCACTGAGCGCCTTCGCTTCCTTGTCGGAAGTACACCTCCCCAAGAGGGTACCCACAGAGGCAAGCGCCGCGGCAGCATGTCTGCTGCCGCCATCACCTTCAAGAAGTTTCGGGATGGCGACAGGGTACGCAAGGACCAGAGCACGCAATAGCGACTCTTGCCAAGCCACCGCCCTGTCACCACGGGGTAGCTTCCGAGCTACCCTTGGTGCAGCCATTCTGAACTGTCGCAACAATGGGATGGGGGTGAAACCCTTCCCGGCCGTCACCGTCCCCAGACGGTGTTGCCGCGACTCGCACATTTAAGTGCGGGAAACCCAGCGACGAAGTACGGATCGACTCCGTCTCGACGAGGAGTTCGCTTTCGCTACTTTCCCC